ATTAGGTGCAACAGCGAGAAGGTGAGCATTACGCTTACCACTACCACTGATATCAGGTGACTCACCACGTTCATCAGCAAGTCGTTCAGTTGCTCTAATTGCATTTGTTTTGATGTATTTAAATGCTTTGTAATTAAAGCTCGTAGCGAAAATACTTTCAAAAGGTATGCTGTTTTTTTGAAGATACGCATGGAATCCCATTGCACCGAGACCCAATGAACGTTCTCGATAAGCAGAGAATGCAGCTTTTGTAAACCCTTCTTTACCTTCTTTAATGTATTTTTTAAACCTATCATAATTTGCATTGTATTCTCCAAGTTGCGTAGTGTCTATTGCATTGTCAATAAAATGTTGAATAACATTATCTAACATTGTAATTAAATCATTAATAAAAGAATCATCTTTAGACCATTCATCAAAATATTCTAAATTAACAGATGATAAACAACATACAGCAGTTCTTTCCTCATTGGTAGGTAATGTTATTTCAGAACATAAATTACTTTGTTTTATTTGTAATCCTAAATCTTTTTGTTTTTGCGGTAGTGCATCATTACAGTTATCAATATTAACAATATAAGGTTCTCCTGTTTCAGCACGAGCATTTATTATTTGCCACCATAAATACCTTGCATCGATTACTTTTATAGCTTCTTTAGATTTTGGGTCAATCAATCTCCATTCTTCATTGTTTTCAACTGCTTTTAAAAACTCATTTGTTATATTAACTCCATTATGTAAGTTTAAACATTTTCTATTAATATCTCCCCCAGATGATTTTCTCATTTCAATAAACTCTTCTATTTCAGGATGTGATATATCCATATAAGCAGCATAGCTTCCACGTCTTGTTACCCCTTGATTAAAAGCTAACATCTGTGAATCAACTACATGCATGAATGGGATAGAACCAGTAGACTTACTACCATGAGTAGTAGATACACCATTACTTCTAACATCTCCCCAAAAACCACCGATACCTCCGCCTGAACTTGCCAACCATATATTTTCATCATAATGAGAA